ATATATTATCTTTCGTATTCAAGAACCTTCCGGTTGCACTGCGTTGGAATTCGTGTTCCACAGGCAGATCTAATTTATCCAACGAGGGTATGAACTCACCTTCCAGTGCCTCCACTTCCGTGCCGTTTTTGTGGTCGTTGTAATCGCCCTTGGTCTGTGGCATTAAGACTTCTGCTTGGCCTTTGTTCTTCATTATGTATTGGCATGCCTTGGTAGCCTCCTTCTCGCCTGTTTTACTATCATCGTTGTCAGCGATGAAGACATGCTTGCGGTCAGAAAAAAATTCAAAGATCGTCTCTGCGACAGGTGTGAGATTGTAAGCATCAAATGCCACGACCACAGGCTGTGAGAAATCAGCGTATATAGATGCAGCAGTGGCATAGCCTTCTGCGTAATTAATAATCGTGCTGGTTTTAAGTATCTCTTTGCCCAGAATAAAAAAGCTACCCGCTTTTTTAGAACCAGTAAGAAAGAGCTTCTTTCCGTTTTGATCTATGTACTGCAAACCCACAATGGTCATCTGCTTGTCGTACAAAGGTATGACCAACTGTCCAGACGAATTAACTCTCAGACCATAAGACAGTGCGTTCTTTCTTTCTAAGTACGGATGTTTCTCACACGGCAATGCTTGTGACCACAGCTCTTGTGCTTTAGCCGCAGCTTTAACATTCTTCTCTACCTGTTTAACTTGGGCCTCTTTTTGTAAGGCTGCTATCTCTGCTTTTTGTTCAGCCTTTTGTTCTTTAGTAACCACCAGGTTCTTAGCGTTCTCTGGCTTCCAACTAGCAGTGGGTTGGTCAGCTGAGATTCGATAGTCACCCAACCGTCCATAAGGGACTTGTTGATCTATCCACAGCTGATACCAACCCACTAACTTGCGTTGACCACCGACATTGATGTATGCCCGACCTATTGAGCCGTCAGTGACCAAACCCTTTTGGGGTTCCGGTTCCAATCCATTGTCTGCTAGGAATCTGGCAAACTCATATTGGTGATTTGTTGTTAAAGGCTTCTCGAAATTCTTTTGGTCAGGTCGGGTAATTTTCAGGGACATCAAGTTCTCACATTATTTAGCTATTGCACTACTTATTTATTTGTATACAATACTACATAAATTTATTTTAATAAGCAATTACTTTAGGAGATATATATGAGTTTAACTTTAAACACCGGCGGAGACTTCGAGACTTTGGCTAAAGGCCAATACAAAGGCACATGCTATCGCATTGTGGACCTTGGCACAACAGAACAAGAATACGAAGGGGTGAAATCTAAAAAGAAAAGATTGCACATAACATTTGAAATCACTGCTGCCACAGATCCTGCAACCAACGATTCAAAGATGCAAGATGGCAGACCCTTTGCTGTATCGCACACATACACCGCATCGTTGTTTGAATCTGCAACATTAAGAAAACATTTGGTGTCCTGGCGTGGCAAAAACTTTACTGAGGCAGAGGAAGCTGGGTTTGATGTAACAAAACTATTAGGTTGCACAGCGAATGTTGAAGTGGGCCACACCAAAAATGGCAACGCTAAAATTATTGGTTTATTTAAACCAGACGGTGGCATTGAAAAAATAGCCACAGTCAACGAACAAATTATGTTTGATTTAGATGTGTACTGCGATGAGTTCAATGGCAAAACAAATGATAGTACAAAAGCTATGTGCGACACCTTTGACTCTCTTACTGTTTGGCAACAAAACGACATCGAAAGTAGTTTTGAGTTAATTGCTGCTAAAAATACAGGCACTAGCCAAGAGGAAAGAGCTGTCAAGGAAGATGTGCAGGAGCAAGAAGGGTTATCGGATTTAGCATCTAATGATGCCGATGATGATGCAAACATTGAGGCAAAAATTCCTTTTTAATAATTTTTTCACGAGGGCGCAGCTTTTCTCCTTAATATCTCACACATTGTTAAGTTGTTGCCCTCACCTTTTTAAACTTTAAGCAACCAAAAACACAGGAGTTACAAAATGGAATTCAAAGAAGGCGTATATGAAGACTTGCCGTTTGAGGTGTACAACGAGATACCTGCTTACAGGGCATCAGATCTTAAACAAGTAGAACAATGCGTTTATACCTGGAAGCACAGATCAGGCTTTTCTGAGTCTCCTGCTTTGCTTGAAGGTCGAGTGCAGCACACAGTTTTTTTAGAAAACCATAAGTTTGATGATGAGTTTGTGATACAGCCGAACCTCGACAAAAGAACCAAAGTTGGCAAAGAAGCTTATGAGGACTTCAAGGCCACGATTGGAGACAAAACAGCTATCACCCAAGATATGTACGATGTCTGCATGGACAGACGAAGGGTGGTTAAAGATCTTATTCCCAACGGTGAGAACGACAAAACTGAGTTGACCGTTTGTTATATGTTGCATGGGCATCCCTTCAAATCTAGGTTTGATTGGTATGACGGCAAGCATGTTTGGGATCTTAAAACAGCAAGAGACGCATCACCAAGAGGATTCAAACAAGCCATTAATAACTTTAAATATCACATGCAAGCATCTTTGTATGTTGATGCGTGTAAAGTCTTAGGGTTGCCTGTAGACGGCTTCTCTTTTCTAGCACAGGAAAAAGCACACCCTTACCCTTATGCAATCTACACTATGTCAGCAGAGGCTTTAGAGTATGGTCGTGCTAAGAATGAGCAGGCTTTGAATATGTTGTTGGAAGCGAAAAAAAATGATAGTTACAAACCCTACAACCTAGAGGGAGTCCAGATTGTAGAGTTGCATGATTTGTATTAAAGAACTATTACGATAAACCTTGTTCCTCTGATGCAAGTAAAATTGCTTTATCCATAAGAGGTTCTGTAATTTCTATACAGCCTTTCCAATCATCGCGACTTGCTAAAGTAATGGTTTTGGGAAAATAATAAGCTGTTTTACGATCAGGATTTCCACCACCATTGTTATACAAATCGTAATAGGCATTAACCATTTTGCGATATTTTTCTAACCTTGGGTTTTTGTTTGGTTGCTCAACTGAGCCACTAAAAGGAATTAAAGCATCAAGTTTTTTGCCTAACTTTTCATAAGTGCCTGTGCCGTCAAAATAATTTTTCATTACGCTACCTCAAAAAACTTTGTTCTAAGAATTTTAATACTCCATCCCCAAGGTGAACACACTGTGTGTGTTTCACCAACTTCAAGCATTTCTAAATGTTCTATTGTGAACTCACCATCCTCATCAATACCCCAGTCACCTTCAATGCCATCAGCTTTAAACTCATCTAGTGTGACTTTCTGTGACTCCATTGCACCACCACCTACTTCATTCCAAGTTACTAAAAAATACATTACGCTACTCCTTTAAAGTTTAATTACAAATTCATCTGCTAATAAATCATCATGTTCTTCATCAAGAACCCAACTGTAATGATCTACTAATTGCTCATCGTTAGATTGGTCGTAATCGCAACCAATTCCGTCATCACCCATATATCTGAGGATTGCACATCTTCTAACTATTTCTTCTCTAGTTTTTTGGTCTAAAGGTAAAGGGTATTGCTTTCTTCTTTTTTTAAGCTCTATCTCTCTATCTTTCTTTGCTTGAATTGGATCAAACTGTACTAATGTTAAACTCATATCTTTTCTCCTATGTGTAAGAATTATCTCCTACACAGATATAATAACAAATGTGTAGGAATATGCAAGTATTTGCACAAATGAATATTAATTAGTTTTAGGTCAAGGATTCGTACAGTTCTACGGTTCTTTTTTTATCACAGAGCCAAAAGACCAAAAGGTATCTATCTCCAGATTCTACAGGCAGTCCTTTGTGTAGATTGATAAAGCTTGGAAACATAAGTGCATGGCCCACAGGCAGCGGAGCGATCTCACCATAATTATGAAAAGCCGTTCCACCACCTTTGTAGCTGCCTGTGTTTAACGGAACGACCACACTAATCTCAGAACTATCATCGTGATGCCAGGCACCCTGTTTTTTATCTTTGAGATTGTAATTGGCAATCTGTATGGTTGTCGGATCTGCACAGCTCCTTTGCCACAAAGCATTAAACATTGGATTTAAAACTGTCTGCACTACAAACCACATACTCCGATACAACTCTGGGCATTGTTCTTTTAAAACTATTTCTGGAATTTGGCGCAGCTTGTCTTCGTCTGCATTGCCCTCAAAACTTATTTCTCTTTTCATCAGCTCTATTTCTTTAACCAAGAGTTTACAAAAATGCCTTCGGAACAAAGGAACTTTATAGATCTCTGGGTAAATCTTTTTAACAACTTTATGCACAGGTGTTATTGGCATATCCTCTTGGCCATTGCCAGCCTTGTACTCTGCAATTAAAGGCAATGTCTCTTGCACAGCTTTATAAGTGGGTTGGTTAATCATCCAGTGAGACTGCATGCTTAATAAATAATTCTTCAATTTATACATGCTTTGTAGTTTATCATATCTTTATTAATACTTATTTGTATATTTCTATAAATGTATGTAAAATGATCGGCATGGACGAAGATAATAAAATTAGAAAAAGTTTAGCAGTAGATGTAAAAACTTATCAGCTGTTGGCAGATATTTGTGCATCTGAAAGAAGATCTAAAATTGAACAACTTAAAGTGTTAATTGAAAAGGAACATGCTCGCATAAGTCAGACCAGTCTTGCACAAGCGTAATGTTTTTAAAATCAATTATGTCTGATAAGAAAGATTTGCCGCAAGCCTATAAACCAGTGCTAGAAGCGCCTGAAGTTATAGAGCTGTTCAGCCGTTTAACTTTGCATCAACAAACCGCACTACTTAGGCTGATGTCTAGGAACCTGGAGGTAGAAATGAATGGAGAAACTCTTATGGGTTACGAAATGAATTTTGAAGTGGTTGGCGCAATGATTAAGGCCACTGAATCTTTAGACTAAACTCTAGCCTTTCTGCCTGTTCTTGTTCTTGGAAAAGAACGATTCGCACTTCTGTTTACAACCCTTAAATTACTAGGATCATTATTTAAAGGATTGCCGTCTACATGGTGAACATCTCTGTTATCACCAGCTTTTATTCTGCCACCGGCTTTAAGCGTTGCGTTGGCCTTGTTTCTTGAAGCTCTTTTCTTCTTTTGTTCAGGACGGCTATGATAGTTTTTGTACTCTGCCTTGTAATCTCTTTCTGCCATTAAGCCAATCCAGCGATGCCTGCTTGTTGTCGCATAGCAATCTCTCTGTCTCTTTCATCTGGAAGTATGCTCGGTGATGCTGCCATCATAGGATCTATTGAGGCAAACATGTTGCCAGTAGACTGTGGCATATCAAAGCTTTGAATAGATTGAGCAAGTTGATCGTTGCTAGGCAAAGATTTATTGGCAACTTCAGAGGTTGATACTTCTCTAAAATTTAATTCATTTTCTAAAGGCCCAACCAAAGGTTTAGTTTTACCACGAACTGAAGAAGACTGATGCGTCTCCATAGGCTCAACTGTTTGCTCCCTCATTCCTTCTATTGTTGCTTGTATTTCATCTCTTATGTATGGATTAGCAGCACCTATTTTGCCTAGCCTTATAATGTGTTGGCCCATGGACATAGGATCAAAAGCTTGTATTTCTACAGCTTTAGAAAGCCAATTAACATACTTTGGACTTGTCATTAACTTAGCTCCGAGATAAGGATAAGCCAATGTTTCAAAACCAAAATCAAAAGCAACAGAGCCAACCCCTGCAGCTTGACCAAAACTTTCCATGCCTGGCAACACTTGTGCGGCTGTAAACAAGAAAGCATTTCTTTTACCAGTTCCAGATGGATTTGCTTGCGCTCTCATAGTTGCAGCTACTCTTTCGGAGACGGTTCTTAAATTGTTTAATGCCGGTGCAAGATCGTTATATTTACCACCAGAAAACAAAGCCTGTTGTGCTTCTTGAGATAAATTACCAAAGTTACCAACAAAAACTTGAGGATCAAACCCTTTTTTTGTTATAAATTCAGCAGCTTCCATGCCCTCTTCAATATCTGGCATGCCAGCAACACGCGCGCCTGGTATTCCCATTTTGCCAAGTTGATAACCTGCTAAAACATCAAACTCTTCCTGTGTAAATTGATTCCTTAGTTTTCTAATTCTTTTGCCGCTGTCTTTTGCGCCAGCAAAAGCATATCTAAGAGCCGCTGATGTGTCTGCCTCACCTCTTTTTAAAACATTATTAATAAAAGCCATATCACTGCCAATAGCATTATTATCTTTAACTAAATTATTTATAACTTTGTAGTCGTCTAATAATTTACTATCACCCATTTTTATAGCAGCGTTGTCTACTAAACTATATAAATCTTTTGTGAGATGACCTATTAATTTTTTTACATTTGCATCTTCAGGTCCTAAAGCTCCTTGACTTTCAGCAGATCTAATTCCTTTCATTGTGTCGCTTCTAAATTGTTTTAAGCGTTGATAAGTAAGTTTTCCATTAGCGGCATCGTCAACTACTTTTTGAGCTTGAAACAGTGCTTTATTTACATAATCTTTTCCTGTCGCTGTTCCTGCTTCATCAATGTATTGTTGTATAAAGTTAGCAGTGCTTTTACCATCAGAAACAGTGCCTTCTGGTATTCTTGCTCCTATATCATTGTATAAACCAGAAACTTTTTTTGTGTAATCGTCTCTAACCCTTTGAGCAGATGTTAGCAGCAAATCAGCAGTTTCATCAAAACTTCTTATGCCGCCATATTCCATAGCCAACCTTTGGTTTTCTTTTGTCATTTGGTCAATGACATCATCAGCAGCCTTTCGCATTATTTTGGTAGAGGTGGGCATCATTTCCAATCCACCCTCAACCATATTAGCCAACGGAGATCCTGTGACCATTCCAACAGTTGGGTTAGCCATAACTTCAGATGTTGGATCTCCACCCTTAGCAACTGAATTAAAAGCATCTAAAACTTCTTTATTGGTTTTGTTTAAGCCGTCTTTAGGAAGTCTTACCTTGCCTTGGACAAACTTAGCGCTTCTCCATATTTTGCTTAAAATAGGACCAGTAAAAGCGTTTATTATTCCTGTGTAAGCCATATCAGCAGCAGTCTCTAAACCTGTTCTGTTGTCCTCAGTTTCTCCAAACCAATCCAATGCTCTAATATAAGCCTCTCTTGCTACTGAGCTACCAACACCTTCTCCGGCAATAAATCCAGCTGTGCCACCAGCTATTGTTCCAAAACCAGGCATTGCAACTGTGCCAGCAGTAGCTCCAGCTATACCACCAGATATACCGCCACCTATAGCACCAATAGTTTCTGCAATTTCTGGAGCTATATCTGCTGTAAGATCTGCTAAAGTAAGACCAAAGAATCTACCGCCACCGTCTTCATCAAATAAAGTTAGCTGACCAGTTTCTGGACTGGTGTATATAAAGTTACCGTCTCCAAATTTATTAGCACCGTTTTCTGGATCAAAAAGTTCTACTGGTTTTGCATCTGGGTAAAATTTTTGCAAGGTGGCCAACCTATCTTCTTCTCTTTGAGCGGCATTGACTTGCGCTCTAATTCCAATAGGTGCGCCTGTTTTTGTGTCTACAGAATCTGATTCGTCAATTTTTACCGCATTAAGCAATAAGTCATCGTCATAACTCAAATTACTATCATTTTGTACAGTGGGAGAGGCAAAGTTTAATAACTCATCATTTGTTAAATCATCATAAATATTGCTCATATTATTTACTCATTTACCTATTTAAAATCTTTTGGCAACAAACCTTTTTCGATTGCTTTCTTTTTAAATTCTGCATCTTCTCTAGCTCTTTGTTTGATTTTATCGGTCAAATCTGGATCATCATAGCCTTTGTCTATAGCAACTGCGGTAGCAGATTTTTTGTACGCATTACCGCCAGCTTCTCGCATAGCAACTTGTAACACTCTTCTTGCTCGTCTTTTATCATCAATTTCTGCTTGCTCGTCTCCCACTACAGGAAAGAATGTTAGCTGACCATTATAAACTTCTTCTGCTGGGACAGCAGCACCAGAAACATCTCTTAAATGCGCCATAACCCAAGCTCTACTAGCAGCATCATATCGCCTAAAGTCCTCTGTCATAAGATTTCTCATCCACGGCGATTCTACAGAACTTCCCTTTAAATAATCATCATAAGCTCCAACAATACCAGTCATTTCACTCATAAAAGTTGATAAATCAGATTTTGATTCAATATTGTTAATAGTAAGAGTGGCTTCGTCCATAGTTACTGCATAAGCAGCTTTTTTTAATTCAGCTTCACCAAATTGTGATTTACCAGAATCCAATATAGCCTTACCTACTTCTACATTATCTGTAGTGGTATCAATTTCTTCAACAGTATCAAATTGGTCAAAATAGTTTTGAGTCATTACACGCCCTCTGGTAAAGCGTTTTTACCGTATTTTTCTATAAATGCTGATTTTAATGCAGGATTATTTTTAAGCTCTTCTATAGCTTGTTGTGGCGGTATTGAATATTCGTACTGTGAAAAATCAATCGTTGATGTGGTTGTCACAGGTATTATCTCGCTGCCGCTTTTTTGATAGCTAGTTTTAGGGGCCGCAATTACATCTTTAGACTGTGAATACATAGGCAAAAGGTTACCATTTGCATCATAAATCATGCTTCTATCTCCATTTGAGGCTAATATTTGTGCTTTTGTTATGTAATTTCTAGCTTGGTTTTCAAGACCGGTTCCACTAAAATAGTCACCACCATCTTCTGTTGCTTTTATTTTTGCCTCCAAAGCTTTGGTTGCCGCTAATTTTTGAAAATCAACATTTGCTTTTCTTTTTCCCTCTAACTCTGTGTAAGCTTTTAGCACTAAAGCTTGTTTCATTTTTTCAACTTTATCACGCCTAGCTTTTTCACCATCATTAAACAATTTAAAACCTGTGGCTAAACCATAGCCAATAGATGCAGGTTGACCACTGGCTGCCTGTGCTGCCAAACCTGCCGAAAGATCTGAGGCTAAATCATAAATATTAGATCTTCTGCTAGATGGATATAAACCAGACAATTCTTCTGCTCTTTTTTTTGCTGCATTTATATCAATATTAGGTGTGTCATCTCCTCTATTTTGAATATCAAGATAAGCTTGCTCTATATCAAACTCATCTAAAGGGTTATCTATAGGCAACGCCATTATCTTCTTGTGCCTGGATTCATAAAGTTGCCTATAGTACCAAACGCACCCAAGCCTGTGGTCAATGCAGCTTGCATCGGACTAGGCGGTGGAGCAAATGTTGTTCGCGCTTGGAACTGACCTTGTGGGGCCATGCTTATAAATGGTGATAGTGCTTGATATTGTGCCAATGGCGCTTGTTGAGCTTGCAGTTGGTTTCTTCTCTGAGCATCTAACTGCTGTTGTTGTAAAGACTGTTGTTGTTGACCTATGTTAAACAGTTGTCCAACACCTGCTTGATTGGCAGTTTGTGCTTGTTGGCCCAAACCTTGCAGATTAGATCCCAAACCAAACTGTGCTTGTTGTCTTTGTTGACCTATTTGACCCTCAAGATTGCCTAAACCGCTAAAAGCACTTGCTAATTGTTGTTGTCCGGCTAATGCAGACTGTCCAGAGCCGCCCAAAGCAGATCCTGCTGCTTGTTGTGCAGCCAACTGCTGTCCGGATAAACCTTGTAGGTTGCTGCCTAAAGACTGTTGAGATGCAAGCCTTGATCCTGCTAGGCCAGACAATCCAGATGCAGCAGATCTTTCGGCTGCTCTTTGTCTGGCAAATTCGTTTAAACCTGTTTGTTGAGCCTGTCCAAAGCCTTGTGCGCGAAGAGATCCTAAAGATTGACCTAAACCCCTACCAAGAGCTTCTCTTCTTTCAGCAGCACCTAAACGCGCCCTAGAACCAAAAGCTGACTCTCCACCTGTTTGTATGTTTCTGGCTCTAGCAGCCATGTCTTGTTGTTCCCCAGCCTTAAACACATCGTCTATGGTTTGTTGTACCACTTGATCTTCGTATGGGTTGTAGAACTGTGATGTCAAAGACGGATCGTAAGCACCGGTAGTGCCTCTTATTAAACCCTCTGACTCACCCAAACGACCACCAAAAGCGGCTGTTGAGTCCATTGCTTGTCTGCCTAGGCTTCCAGATCTCTGTCCAAACTGGTCTATGCCACCCAAAACCCTGTTTAGGCCTTGGTTTCTTAGAGCTTCTTCTTGTGAAACTCCTCTTTGTGTAGCTCCCAGTCCTTGCTCTGCCCTAGATCTTGCTGCCATTAAGCCTTGGTCTAATGCGCCAATTCCAGTTGCGTAAGCGTCTCCTGCTTGCTGCAAGAACGGATCTTGGATTCCAATACCAGCTCTGGCTAACTCTTGCGCTCTTATTTGGTCTGGTGATTGCCCTGCCACCTGTTCTTCTACAACCCTAGGCGTTCCATCTGCATTAAAGAAAGTCTTTTCAGCTGCTCTCATAGCGCCTGGTATAAACCCACCTTGTCCGTCTAAACCAAACAACAACTGCTTGGTAAGTGCATCCATGCCTGTTTCGGTTCTAACCACATTAGAGGCATAAGGTGCAGGCTCGTTGCTGCCTGTGTAGGGTGCAAGAGGTTGTGCTACAGGTGCAGGTGCAGTTGGTTGTGCAGGTTGGCTTGGCATTGGCACTGGATTTAATCCACCAAGAGTAGTTGGTTGACCAGGTGCAGGTGCAGGTGCAGTTGGCATCTGCGGTGCTTGTATAGGTGCAGTTGGCATTCCTAAAATATCTTTCATTTCCATGGTTGATCCAGACGGACTTTCACCGAAACCAACGCCCTCTGTACTTTGGTATTCTTGAGGGATTATAGGCTGACCACCTCGGTCTGTATTTATCCCTAAATTAGAAAACATAGCTCCTGTAATTTTATTGCCTTGTGCATCAAAATAATCGGGTCCGTTAGAGCTAAATTTTTGACCTGCATAAATTGGTCCTATGCCCGGTAATGTTGCAAAAGGCGCATTGCCTGCCTGTGGGCCACGCCTAAGTCTTCCAGATGCTGGTGTTGATCCAGGTGTTTGTGGCCTTTGAGTAAGATCTATTGGTTGTGGCAGTCCTGAGAAGTTTAAGCCTTGTGGCAGATTAGAAAAATCTAATCCACTTAAACCAGGAATACCACCAATGCCTTGTAAGTTTGGCATGTTTGGTATGTTAGAAAAGTTTGGTATGTTGGGCATAACAGCAGGTCGTGGTGCTGGTCTTCGAGCCATCATTTCAGGCTCACCTTGTATACCACCCCTAGCTCTTTGCATTGATCTTCTTATGTCGTCCATTATTGCCATAATTTTCTTTATGCAGGTGTTGTTTGCCTGCTAAAAGCCTCCATTAGTTGATACATCATTTCAGTTCCAGCGTCTCTGCCTGGATTTCCATTGGGAGTAAGGGTTAGTATGCCACTATCATTGTTCATGTTATAAGAACCAGCACCGCGTACGGCTTGGCCTGTCATTACGAATTCACCGTCTGAAAGCATTGCAGGTATATCATCACTGGTTTCTGTGCCTTCGCCATTAATAACTCCGTTCATTCTTTCAAATTCTTCCATGGCAACATTGCCGCCTTCGGCATAGGCCATAGGCATCATAGGTTGTCCACCCATGTTGTAACCCATAGGCATCATAGGTCTACCACCCATGTTGTAATTCATTGCCTGTCCACCCATGTTGTAACCCATTCTTTCTACAACATCTGGCGCTACTCTAGCCAATGATTCTAAACCTTTGTTTGGGTACATAGCTCCGCCCTCTGCTGCACCTACGACTCTAGGCTGACCGCCACTAAGTTCTGGGATTGTGTTAGCCGATAATAAACCAAACTCAACTGGGTTAGGCGCTTGTTGGCCCATTCTTCTAGCAAGCTCTGCTTCTATGTTGTATCTGCCAGTAGCGTCCATGGTTGTGTAAGGTGTTACGGGTGCGCCTTTGGCATTTTTAGCCTCGTCAAAAGCTAACTTGCCTAACCCTGCAGCCAATGCTCCTGCACCGCCCATTTTAAGCAAATCACTCATGCCGCCAAATCCACCACTGCCACCAGGTTGTTGAGGTCCACCAGCGCCAGGTGTGTATTCGCCTTTTAATAGATTTTCGCCTTGTTTTATGAAGTCTGGCGTTCTGCCTTCTCCACCTAAAATTGCTCTGCCAACATTAAAGTTGCCGCCACCGCCAGGCATATTTAAAGTTGCGCCAGCTTGTATCATGTTGGGATCAGTAATTGAGGGATTGGCTTTCATAATAGCTTCTATGGTTGTTCCATTTTTTTGAGCTATTTGACTTAAAGTATCGTTTGGTTGTACGGTTAATTCACTTCCTCCACCTAGAAAACCACTTAAAGGACCATCGCCTAACAATCCTTTTAAAGAGCCTAGGCCTTTGCTAATACCGCCAAACCTAGCTCCCGTGCCACCTGCTATAGATGAAACCCCAGGTATGCCTAGATTTGCTATGCCACCCATGACTGTGCTTCCAACACTACCAAGAGCGCTGCCTAAACCACCTAATCCTATGCTGCCTAATCCTGATGTTACTGCGCTGCCAAGACCACCCAATACGCCACCGAGTGCAGTACCAACGCCTGGCACTAACATAGCAATAGGTGCTACTTTACCAACTATCTTGCCTACATTCTTAACCAATTTTTTAAAAAACCCATGTTGCTCTAATCCAGTATCAGGATCTAAGGATGCTATGCCTGTACCATAAACCATTGATTCAGGGTTAATATTAAGATCTAAAGCTGTTTTTTCAATTACGGCTTCAAGCTGTGGATTTGCCTCCATCATCTCTTTGGATATGTTTACATCTCCAGATCTCACATGAGCCATCATGTTGTCTTCTCCGCCTTGTGCAGAAAGTTGATCCATTAAAGGACTGTATTGTGCATTTGCCTTAATGCTTGTATTTTCTATCATGTTTGTCAAAATCTGTTGTTCGTCAGGATCTTGTGTATTTTGTAGCTCCATCATAAGAATTTCAATGGCTTGTGCGGTTTCATTCTCAGCTGCTATTTCATTAGCATTTTTTGCAGGCAAGCCTTCAAAGTTGATGAGGTCGTTGAATTGATCTGGAATTGGTGGCCTTGGCATTGTAGGCATAGGAACAGATGGATCTTGACCTTGCATCATGGGCATAGGAACAGATGGATCTTGACCTTGCATCATGGGCATAGGAATTGGAGCATTAAAGCCTGCACCTATTCCTTGCGGTGTTGCACCTTTGCGCAACATATCCATTACGCTTTCCAATTCATCTTCTGATATAGCAGCACCAGATTCAGCTCTTAATATACTCATAGCTTGTTGTCTGAGTTGATATTCTGGATTAATACTTTGACTCAATCTTTCTATTTCAGATCGCAATTCATCTTCTGATATAGCAGCACCAGATTCAGATCTTAAATTTTGTAATGCTTGTTCTTTGAGTTTTTTTGGCGTTATAAAAGCGCCAGAAACAGAACCATTTAGGTCGCTAGGAGAAATATAAGGATTGCTAGACAAAGAACCTATTGAGGCTGGTAGACCAACGCCCTTGGTATCGTTCATTTGTTGCATCATTTCATTTAAACTTGCCATATTCTTAACCTATATATTTTAATTGCATCTATGCTCATTGTAGCACCCACTTTAATAATATCATGTGTACCATTTTTCTACATTCCAACCATAGACTGGTCCTGTTATATTTACTGTAACATTACCATCTAAGGTTACTGTTACTTCCCCTAAAGAAACTTTTGCTTCTAATCCGACTTGTGGGCCAACCGATAAATTAATCCACTTATCTCCATCATACACTTGTAGCTCTTCTGTTGTAGTATTCCATATTACATCTCCAGCAGCAAAAGAAGAAGAATCACGCTGACTGCCTGTGTATTGAGGCGTGGCAGTCGTATCAAATCTTCCTAAGTTTAATTCTATTACACGAATCAAACGATTGAAAGTTTCTGTAGATACATTTTCTCCTTGTGCTAAAGGCAGCCTAGTCTCTAGTAACTTACCCATTACCTTCTACCAGATGGCTGAACCTCTAATCTAGCTGAACCCAATCTCCATTTATAATTTTTTGTATCAGTAACTGTATTGTCGTCATCTGACTCAAACCGCAATACAACCTGCCTGCTTCTTGTTCTTAGACTTGAGAAAGTTGATGTGTTGGTTACTTGTACAGTAGAGTCTGTAATTAAAGATTGCCCATTAAAGTCTCTCCTTTTGACAACCACATTTATGGCAGGGGTAACGCTAAAGCCTAACTCTATGTCAAACAAAACATCTGGGATAACTTTTTTCAAGAAAGCAAAATTATCTCCATCGGCTATGTCTATGTCAGCCGATTCAATAAATACATTTTCCATTGCATTGTCATCGTCATTAAAACCAGTTTCGTGTTGATAAATGTAATTATCAGAACCCAATGGACCAGACGCTACTGGCTTGTCTTCAATGCCTGTGTCAAGCCAAGCATAGCGAACCAAAGATCCAATGCTCCATATATTTTCTTCATAGTTGTATATAACAAATCGTGATATCTCCTCGGTGTTGTCTGTTAGAGATGGGTAGAAGAACCACACTTCTGAAAACTCACTGTTTAATGCTGTATGACATTTGTAAGCTTGGGTTAAATTTAGATCTGAAAAAACATAATCTTGAACTGAACAAGGAAGTTTTTTCACAGAACCGTTGTAGTAATAAAAAGAATTCTTAGACATATAAAATACACCGTTTGGTGCATTGACTGCAGCTTTAGGCCCAATTAATCCAGCGCCTTCGTTAATTAAGTTAATAGCAAAGGTTAAAGGAGGCCCAATAAAAGTCATGCTGTACAAACTTGTGTCTGTCCAAACCAACACCTCTTGCCTTGATTTCATGCCGCCCACAATTAGTGAGCCACTAGAAAGCCTTAAAGATCCTGCTGAATTTGTTGATAAAGGTTCAAAATCTAATGCGTTTTCTTGATCGCTAAAAGCAATTAACATTGGATCAATGACTCCGGTTCTTGCGCTACCGGATATAGGGTCTGCTCCCAATACTATCAAATGCCTGTCGGTTTCAGATGTAATTACCTGAAGGCCAACCGTTGGGACTAAATTAGCACCAGAGGTTGTAGCAAGACTAACAGCTCTTGCGTTTACTCCATTGTTTTCAACCCAACGAAAAATTCCACCTGCTCTTGGACAAATTATTAAATCTTCACCAAAATTATCGTGAGTCCACAATCTAAGTTGATTGGTTGCTGACAATGCTGTTGTAGAGCCGAATGTACTTGCTCCCCATGTACCAGAACCCCAACCAGCAGAAGGAACATACACATCAAGTCCTGAATTAATTTGATACACACCATCTACTCCAGCACCACCGTTACCAGTATCGCTACCATTGGCTGTTGCAGATGCTGTAAATGTAAATGTGTTGGCAGTAGCCACCCCAGTAATTTGATGCTCTTTGTTCAAAACAGCAGCAGTAATGTTGCCTCCGCTACCTAAAGTAGCAGCTCCTGCTATTGTTACAAAATCACCTACCACAGCTCCGTGGTCTGAATCAGTAGCTGTAATAACGCTTGAGCCATTTGTAGCTGCAAAAACAATTCCGTTGGTTGTGGTAGCTCTTATTGGGGTAACATCGTTATAGTTACCGCCAGAGTCTATGTAATATTTTGAAGTTGTGCCTATGCCTAAGTAACGCTCAGATCCTAAAGAAATCCAACTGTGCAATGCTCTGGCTACGCCAAAAAAAACATTGGCGCTTTTCTTTATCCAGCCACCAATTTTTTCAACTCGACCTTTTCTAAAGCGAATAAGATTTCCGTCTACCCAACCACCTTCGTTTGAATAGTCAGTCTCTTCCTTGTTTATTCCTGGCTTAAAATTAAATTTTGTTAGTGGCATAACTTGACTCTACCATTATTAAAATTAATTTAAGCTAATCTAATAATAGCGTTTGATGCGTCTGCTGCAGGAAAAACTACAGTAAAATCACCTGCTGTACTTGTTTTGTCTCCACCAAAGTCTATGGCACACAATGCTTTGTTACCATTTGCTGTGTTATACAACAAACAACCCCTGGCTGTTACTGTGGCCGTACCAAAAGTTAAATCTGCAAAATCTACGATTGCGGTTGTACCAGATGTTGTTGGTGTGACATTTGTTAATGCTGCTCCACCTGATGAATAATTAGTACCACTAACCTGTCCTGTGGTTACAAATACAGTAGTTCCTGCACCTAAACTTGCTGATGATGTGTAGAGTGCTAACTTAATGGAATCTGCTCCATTGGTTAGATTGTGTCCTTCTACAAGAATTTGTTGTTTAAAACTGGTTGCGATTGCTGATGTGATTGCCATGTTAAAGCTCCTTTATTATCTTAGCCATGTCTTCATGGCCTTGTTGCCTTAATAAATTAACATTAGTCACATTGTTTGAATTTATTGCGTTCTGTATTGTATACAAGATTACAGTATAAACTTGGTTTTGGAAAGCTAAAGCCTGTTGTTTGATATGCTCTGGTTGGTCCATAGATATAGAGCATATTTTTTTTGTAGCCTGTGCTGCCCAAAATTCTGGATCGTGACCTTTATTTTCAGTTGTATGCACACTGACTTGACCTAATTGTATAAAACTATCGCTCATCCTTTGTATGGCTCTGGTGGAGCAACATCCTCATTAATTTTTAAACCTTTTTTAGCTAATTGCTCATTAATTTCTTCGTAAGGCCCAATAATAAACTTGCCTTCATGGGGTATTGCAACAAGAGGTTTTTTTAATCTATGATAACCGTACAGCCTATCGGTAGCAGCAACATTCATATCTAATATTGTAGATCTAGTGCTAATTCCAACTATTATGTTTGCATCCATCATTTTTGCAATCCAAAACTCAACACAGGCTCTTCCTGCTTCAGCTAAGTGTAAGTTTTGTGAATACGAAAAATCTATACCAAAAAGATCTACAGCAGCAACTTTATTCCACATTGCAAAAGCAAGCGTGTAAGCCACGGTAGTATTTAGATAGGCGCATCCTGTAGCGTCACAAACTTCTTGCAACGGAAACTCAACTGCTTTTGGTACTCTGGAATCTAATTCGCAGGTATATATTGGGTGCTTGGCTTCTGTCAACACTTTAGTCACCACGCTTGTCTGTCTGCCAGCATCGTTACTATCAAAAAATCGACTTGCAGGATCTAACATAAACATTCTGTCTGTTCTGTATGCACCGGCTGCAGAATTAATCGTCCAGGTTTCATCCCAAGTTCTGCCATTTTGCAAACCAATCGCATAATCTACTTGTGATAAACCAAGACCAATAATGGCTACTCGCTTGCCTTCGAGGGATTTAATTGGTTTCATTTACGATACGCCAGTACGCAACTGATCGTATCTATACTGGTCACGCGTTCCGCGACCTTCGGATAGTGTTTTCATTCTGTTTACCGCCTCCTTGAATCTAGCCTCAAACAAGCCAATGACATCAGGCGGTTCTTTTAAGAAAATAGCACCTTCTACTAAACTACCATACAACAATGCGTCTGGATAATCAGAACTCAGTAATGTTGTACCGCTGTCACTACCACTCGTTAACGAGGCTGGTTTATATAAATAATGTAATTCAATAGTATAAGTTGCGTCTGGTATTGGAGCAAGTTCAAACGATGTGTCGTCAAACAAAGAATAATACTTTGGCTTCCCAGTGCTTGTCGATGAAGGAGAATATTCTTTAATAAAAGAAGGGTGTTTGAAATCTAAGTAATCGTAAGTTTCGTTAGATATTACAGCCAAACTAAATGGTGCATAAAAATCAGTTGGCGTAGCTAAAAACCTGTTGCTTGCCGTTAAAACCCCTTGAACATTTATTCTTTGATCTGGTAG